GAGATGGCGTTATTCGTATCCCTCTCGAGTCAAAGAACCCATAGGAGGTCAACATGGCAATAACTCAAGCTGTTTGTAACAGTTTTAAAGTGGAGATTCTGAAAGGCTTGCACAATTTTACGGCAACGACAGGGAACACTTTTAAATTAGCGCTTTACGATTCAGAAGCAACATTAAGTAAATCAACAACTGTCTGGCAAGGAACAGACGAAGTTGCAAACTCAGGCACTTATTCAGAGGGTGGTGGGGCATTAACATCAGTAACACCAGTACTATCAAGTGACACTGCTGTTTGTGATTTTTCACCAGACTTATCATTTACAAGTGCAACTATTTCAGCACAAGCTGCTGTAATTTATAATAGTTCAACAGTAACAGGTTTAACAACTAATGCTGCTGTTTGTGTTTTAGATTTTGGTGGAGTTAAAACTTCAACATCAGGAACTTTTACAATTACATTCCCTGCTGCTGAAGCAACTGCTGCAATTTTAAGAATCGCATAGGAGATTAGAGTATGGCTTCCATCCAAGGGTGGGGCCGAGAAACTTGGGGCAGTGGTGCATGGGGACAATACGCTCCTGTCGAAGCAACGGGTGTCGGCCTCACTTCATCAACTGCTACTCCAACTATTACGGGTACATGTAACGTAACGCTTACTGGTCTTGGTACCACGTCCACTACAGGTGCGGCTGTTGCTACAGGAGGTCAAAATTTAACGGCTCCAACTTTACCTGTACTTCAATCAAATACAAATGATGTTACATCTGTTGTAGGTTCTGCTAACATTACTCCAACAGGATTAGGAACAACTTCTGCTATTGGTTCAGAATCAATAGCTACTGGTTTTCAAAGTGGTTGGGGCAGAGCATTTGCAGGATCATCAGGCGTAGAAATTGGATGGGGAGATAACCTTTGGGGAATTACTAAAGCTAGTTATGTTGTAACAGGTCAAGCTGCAACAACAGCAACAGGATCAATGGTATTCCGTGGCGATGTAGCTCCCACAATTACATCAGCAGGAATGTCATCTGCCGTTGGAACAGTATTAACTTCTATCTTTGTAACTGGTGTAAGTGCAACAAGTTCAATTGGTACCTTTTCTATTAGCGGTGATGGAGTTATAACCGTTGTCGCTTCGAGCGAACCAGAACTAGATGCAAGCATTGGAACTGTATCCGTTGGTATTAGTCCAACTGTATTACCTTCAGGACAACAATTAACAGCAAGTCTTGGAACAGAAACTGTTTCAGGATCTGCTAACATTACTCCAACAGGATTAGGAACAACTTCCGCTATTGGAGCTCCAACAATTTCAGGTGCTGGAAATGTTTCAGTAAGTGGTGTTGAAGGAGATATTCAAGTTGGTAGTGTAGTCGCTGCAGGAGGTGTTGTCGTAACTCCAACAGGACAAGCTGCAACATCGGCTATAGGACAAGCAACGCAAATATCATCATACGCTTTAACTGGCGCTTCTCTTACTGCAAGTCCTGGTAATCCAAGTATTTCTGGTTCATCAACCTTGACTTTAACAGGCGTTCAAGGTACTGTTGCTACTGGAGATATCGACATTACTGGATGGAATATTGTAGATGACTCTAACAGTTCTATTAGTTGGGCGGAAGTAACTAAGGCTGCATAAAAGTTTTGACAAACTTTATATTAATCAATAAAACTTACTTAGGAGATTAAATGTCAACATATTCAACAGGGCTTAGAACTGAACTACAAGTAAATGGGGAAAACTCAGGCACGTGGGGAACAATAACTAATAACAACTTTTCTCAAGTTTTTGAATTTGCTATTGCTGGTGTATATTCAAAAGCTATTACTACTGGCACGGCAACCACACTAACAAACGGTGATGGTCCACAATCTCAAGCAAACAATGAAGCTAGACAAAATCAATTAATTTTTACAGGAACAGTTTCAACTACTCATACAATTCAATTTCCTGCAACTCAAAAAACTATGGGGATCTATAATAATATTGGTGGTGGCGCTGATATTTCAGCACGATTAGGAGCTACAGGAAACACAGTAACCGTTACAAACGGTAAATATCGTTTATTAGCTACTGATGGTACTAACTGGTATGATATTTTTGATCTAGCAGGTTTAAGTGAAACATGGGTTAAAAAAACTGGAAACTATACTATGGTGGATGGTGATAATATTTTTGCTGATACATCAGGTGGAACTTTTACTTTAACATTACCAGCTTCTCCAAGTATGGGAATGCAATGTAAAATTATAGATGCTGAGGGAACGGCAGGAACAAATAAAATTACAATAGGCCGTAACTCTGAAAAAATTATGGGATCTGCTGCTGATTTAGAAATTACTACTAACAGTGCAGGTATAGCTCTAGTGTATTACGATGCAACTTATGGATGGAGATTAAAGTACAATGACTAATTTACAAGATTTTACAAATAGAAGTGAAGTAGGAACTATTAAACCTTGGGGTAAAGCAACAGCACCAAATGGATATTTATTATGTGATGGTGGGGCAGTTTCTCGAACTACTTATGCTGAACTTTTTACTGTACTTTCTACTACTTATGGCGCAGGAGATGGATCAACAACATTTAATGTACCTCAATTACAAGGAAAAACTCCACAAGGATATGATGGTAATACTTATAATTTAGCAGCTACGGGTGGTGCTAATACAGTTACTGTTGCAGTAACTAATAACCAAGCTGTAAGTACAATTACATCTACTGTAGCTAATAACCAAGCAGTTACTATGACAGGGGATATTGGAACTACATCTTTAACTACGGCTCAATTAGCTTCTCATACACATACTTTGTTATTAAGAGGTGGCCCTTCAGGATCAGGAAGATTACAATCAAACCAAGGTCGTTTTAATTATAGTGCTTCAGGTAGTGAAGGATCAGGAACCGCACATAATCATGGCACAGGAACATTAGCGGGAACTCTTACAGGAACTGTAGCCGTAACTAATTCAGGGGGATCTTTAACAGGAACTGTTACAGCCGCAGGAACTAATGCTTTTTCACCATATGTGGTGGTTAATTATATTATAAAACACTAAGGAGAAATATAATGGCAACAGAAATAGTAATATCAAACGGAGATTATATAAAAGTAGATAATTTTTATATTAAATGGGCAGATAGAGGAGACTCAATGCCTGCTTTACCATCTGGTCAACCAGGAGATGATAACATTCATTATGTTATTTATAATACTTTATCAGGTGATAATGAAATACAACATTGTGGTCCTTCAGGAAAAATGAAAGGTAATACAGATTTAAATTCTACAAGCGATATTGTTACTGGCACTACTACAGTTCAAAATTTATTAGATTGGGGACAGACTAGAAAAGACGAATTAATAGCTGATCCTAATTATAATGATCCTGACGATAATTCTTAATTAGTTATTTAAAACTTTTTTTATGCCAAAAAAACTTTTTATATCTATCGCTCCACTCACTTAAAAGCAAACGAAGAGTTTGACCGTGTTTTTTTTCGTAATAAAAACCAGACCACATTTTCCATGCTTCTCGTTTAAATGGAATAACTTGAACCATAGGATCACCTTTTTTAAATAAAAATTGTTTATCTCTTTTATTTAAAATAAAAGGAAAATGAATTGTATTAAGATAAGTATCTGTATCTACAATACCATCAATAATTTTAAATCTATTTTCGCCATATCTATTCATAGGATGTGTGAATAAACAACTGTAACCAGGCGGTGTTTTAACAAGCCATTTGTTAATAAATTTTCCTGCTTTTTCTCCAGAATTTTTTTGCCATTCTAATGGTAACTGAGCTTTTTTATGATAACCAAAATCATTTTGTTCTTTGTTAGCAGGGGTTACACTAAAATCATTTTCTACTGGATCAACTAAATAATCTTGATCAAATGGAATAATATATCCAGCCGTTAAAGAATCAAGGAAAGGTATACATACTTTAACAGTTGGTTCATGTATATTATCTTCAGTAAATCTTTCTAGTTTTTTATACTCCGCAGGAATAAAACGAGAAGCAGGGCGTGGATGAGGCCATATGTCTAACATTTCTCTATCAGTAGCGATAAACTTTATTTTTTTCTCAAACATCTTTTTTCACTTCAATAAAATTAAAAGACATAGAACGTCTTATAGCTCCAGGTTTTTTTGTTTTAAAAGGCATTACACAATGTTGATGATCTGCTCTAAATATATAAAAATCTCCTACTTTAGGAGTAACATAATGACATATATTTTGATTCATTATAAAACACAATTGACCATCTTTAAATTTATGAGGATCTTTTGTATCATCTATAAACTGAGGAACTTTTAAAAATAAAACAGTAGACCATCCTGTTCCGTCATGGTGTGTATGAGGAGGATTGTATTCTCCTTCTTTCATATCATTAATCCAACAACCATTAATATCTAAATGATGTGGGCCTGGTTTACATACATTAAAATCTTCACTTGTTTTAATATGTTCATTCATACATTTTACAAAATAGTTAAAGGCTTTAGTTTTTTCAATTAGTGTCATAATATTTAATTCTGAATCTAATCTTCCTGCTAATCTATGACCATAACTAGTTAAATGAGTTTTTGCTTTTTCATAATGATTATTTAAATCTTTAATATATTTTTGAGGGACAGTAAATTTACTAATAAAACGTCCTTCTACTATAATTTTCTTTTTCATTTTTCTCCTTTCATTGTCATAAAATTAGCAATACTATATCTCCATGAACTTTCACCCGACCATTGCATAGGTGAGTGCCAATTATCTGAAGAAAAAAATACAGCTCTGTTTTCTTTAAATCCTACATTTAAGTTTAAATGAAATTTTAATGTATCTTCTGGATCACGAGTATAAAAACCTGTGCCATTAGCCAAGTGTGGATCACCTTTTATATAGATAAGACATTGATGAGTTGCTGAACCGTCAGTGTGTGGGCGTGGATGATCTTTTGCATTAGACATAGTATACATACAATCCACATCTGATACATAATCAAGATCAACTTCTTTATTAAAATAAAGTTTTATATTTTTGTAAATTAATTTTTGAAGTTCACACATTACTGGTAATTTATGATCAAACCAATAAGAAGATTGATAAGCTCTAGTTTCATTAGGGGGAGGAGTAAATTCTACTGTAGGTATTTCTAATTTTATTTTTTGAAAAATATCATCCTCAAAAAAATTATCTTGTACAAAAATACTATTCATCTAATCTCCACCAAAATTGAATACTAAATCGTTGTTCCAAAAAAGATACTTCTTTATCTGCTTGTAAAGGTTTAACCGCATGCCATATAAAAGAAGGGAAACAAGAAAAAAAATTATGAGTATTATTGGTTTTAATTATTTTATTATTATCTTTAAATAAAAATTCACCACCTATTAAATTACTGGGTTTTTGTAAAATTAAATTCATTGTAAATATATTCTTAGGGTTAATATCTTGATGCCAATTATAATACCCTCCTTTATTATAGGAAACAACGTGAATTGAAAACTTTAATTTTCTATTCAATAAATCAAATACAGAGTTAGAAAAATTATCTTGAATATAAGCTAGTAATCCTTGGTGCACAAACCATGATTTTAATTGCAAAATAGTAGTATCTTTAAAATCTTTTACATTTTTATCTGTAATCCAAAAATCAAAGCCACCGCAATGAGGAGAATAAAATTCTTTTTTAATTTCTTTTTTATCTTGCCATTCAGATATATCAAAATAATTTCTTAAATTTAAAAAATCTACATACAACTTGTCTATTATATCTGGAGGTAAAAAATCATTAGCAGCTATAATGTTTTTTGAAAAAGAATAATATTCCATTATCGTATAATAGGTATTAAACCAATTGTATTGTTAGGTTGTGCTAAAGGTTTTGTATGACAATCGAAACCAAGAGTTATACGAGGAGTATTAAATTCTTTATCTACAATAACCTTGTGATAAAGATCACCAGGACCTATATAAATATTTCCTACCTCATTAACAATTTCAAAGTTTTTAAATACTGTTCTTGTTTGATGAGGTTCAATAGTTATGTATCCATGAAAATCCCACTCATGACTATGCCAATGTAACACTTCATCTTGTTGATGAAAATTAATCCATGATTGCATCCATATGTATTTAGAATCAGTATAATTTAAAATTACTGTTCGTAGTTCTTTAAAGAGTTCATAAAATAATTTAGAAGGAGAAGTAATACCAAATGTATTATAAAGATTATATCCCCAAGTTAAATCTTTCTCTGGAAAAGCTTCACGATGAATAGCTGCTGCCGTATGTATTTCTTTAACAAAGTCTTTTTTGTTATTTATAATTAATTTAGATTTATAAATCATATAATTTTTTGTAATAATTTTTTTCCTTTACCAATTAAAGTTTTAGTATTTTTAATATAACCTGATACTTTTGAATTTCCTTGACTTAAATTTAACAACTGAGAAGAAGGATTTTCGTTTTCTTCTAAAATAATATTTTCATTAATTTTAGATGTATGAAAAATTAATTCGCCAATAATTTCATTTCTTTTTATATGTACCTTTTGATGATAACTTTGTATTTCAAATGCTATATTAAGAGGACGAACCCAAGATGATATATCAAACTTACCATTAATAAATTTTAAATTATGTTGAAAATTATTAGGAGATCCTGTTTCTAAAAAACAAGTTTCTTTAGTGTAAAAAACTACATTCAAAGGAATTTGAAAAACAGGTTTGTGATGAATTACTGCATCACTAAATGTTACTTGTATTAACCCATCTTTAAATAAATTTGAAGTGTACACATCATGAAAAGTAATACTATATTCTTCTTGTCCCTCAATAGGGTTAATAGTAAAATTTAAATCATAGGGACAGCTTACAGTAAATCTATTTAAGTTTGCCCATTTATGTGCATAACAACGATGATACCCTTTATCTTGATTAGGTATTTCTTTATTAAAAGATAAACGTAAAGAATCAGGTAAACTATTTTGTAAATAAAAATATTTAATTTTCATTTAATAAAAGCCCATGTGTCGTTAGCTATACTTAATTTTTTATTTAATTTAATTAATTTTAAAAAATCAGTTAAAGCTTCTTGAATAATTTTATTATTAAAGTCGTGACCACAAAATAATCCTTTAACTTTTAATTTAGGAAACCATAAAGTAAAATCTTGCACAGCATTTTCATAAGTAGGAAATGCATCTAAAAAAATAAAATCAAAGTATTCATTAGGAAATTCTTCCACAGCAATACAAGATTCTTTTTCAATTATCTTTATTTTTTCTTTTCCCTTACTATGTTTTAAATAATGATATAACATTGTTTTACTAAGGTCTTGGCTTTTTTGATCATAATATATTTTTTCTTTTCCATAAGTAATATGATCTTCAAATGGAAGATAAGAATCAATACCATAATACATTTTTACTAACTCACATTTTTCTAAAACTTCAAGCATTGATAAACCTTGCCCCACACCAATTTCAGCGCCAATTAATTTATGTTTAAAATGTAAGTTAATAAAATGAATTAATGGAGAGATTGAAGTATTATTATAAGTATAAAGTTCTGTCATTTATATTTTTAATTGTTCATTTGCTGTCACAAAATTTATTACATAACGAGGACCATTAGTTGGGTTAGAACTTGCATGTTTAATGTAACTATCAAACTCAATACAAGTGTTAGCAACTGGTTCTATTTTTCCTCCACTATCAAACCAGGTGCAGCCATCGCTATTATTAATGTAATAAATGTAGCTGGTAAAACCACCAGGTGGTTGCCAACCATCATTAGAAACATCAACATGATAAGGATGGTGTTCTGGTGCGTTGTAATATGGTTGAAGTAAATTACATTTAATTCTCCAATAATTTCCTGCTGAACCACAGTTTTTTAAAATATCATGTAGATGAGGTATTTGCCAAAAATATTTGTGATAAAAATGTTGCGAAGTCCAAATACTAGGTTCTCCTGACCAATCTTCTATACTAAAACGTTCCATTAATGTACGAACCATTTGCGGTGTATCGGTTTCATTACTTGCATCATAAGTTGCATTATTGTAACTCCATTGAAACCCACTACTTGTAATATATCTTACAAGTTTTTCATGTTCTTCTTTTGTCAAAACATTATCATGGATTTTAAAAGTCATTGTGTAGCCCATTTAATTTTTTCATGATCTCTTAAATAATTATGAGTAATAGAAAGACATGAAGTTATGTTACAAGCTGCATGTTCTATGTTTCCTGGAGTAAAAATAATTTCTTTTTCTTTTTGAGTGCAATAATAAGTTTTATTATTAAACCAAAACCACCACATTTTTTTACCTGATATAACAACATTCCATGCAGATGACTCTGTAGTATCCGTATGTATTTTAGAAGAAGAAGAAGGAGGACCCCAATATAACCATTTCCATTCATTAGGTTGAAAAGGAGCATCAGCAAAGTAAGAAGGAATAGAATAAGAATTATGTAGAACACTATCAGCAATTAAATAATCTCTTATATAAAAAACATCTTCTTTGTCAGGTAAAATATAATTACAATCTCTTTTTAAATACTGATAAAAATTTCCTATATTTAATTTTTTAGCTATGTAGTAATCAGGCATTTTAAAAATAGGCCAATCTAAAGAATAATTTTTTATTAAACAGGGAATATTTTTTTCCTCGTAGTTCTTCACAAAAAAATGATAAGTCGGATTATCTAAAGTATCTATATTCATTCTCTTTAATTTCTGCCTCTTTCATACCATATATTCTTTGTCAATAAAACATTTTTAAAAAGTTCTATTGCTTTCAATGAAAATATGGTTACATTAGATCTCACCCAAAAATTTAAATCACAGGAGATATTATGGAAAATCAAGAAGTATTGAAAGCTATAGCTGTCCTCGCTGATAAGGTGAGCCGCTATCATGAACGTTTATTAGCTACAGAGCGAGATAATTTAAGACTAGAAAAAACACTATCAGAACATCTTAAAGGATGTGGCTGTCATGATACTTCGGGTGAAAAAGTAATATTAAATGGAAATGAAGCTGACGTTGAATGTGAAGCTTGTAGTGCTTAGTCTTCGTTAGCACCTATCATATCTGCTAAAGATGGAGCAAATATTTTTACATTTCTTTGGATATGTTCTTCTTTAGTATCGGTGTTAGGATCATCTACATCAGATTTAGCATGATCTTCTGAATCATATTCTTGACTTGTTTGGGTATTAATAATTGTTGTCTCAGATTTACATCTAATGTGAGGAACCATACGACCATCGCCTGCATCAATTTCCCCTAAAATTTTTGCTTCTTCTACAATTTTAGTCATTGTTTCTCCTTTTTAATTCAATGTTAAAACTTATCACAATTCTTTCTTCTTGTGAATTATTTTCCTCTACCTCATGTTGAAGCCAAGAAGGAAAAAATAATATATCATTTTGTTTAGGTGTCCATGTTACTCGGTGCGCTGTATATATACTTTCTTGTGGTTTTTTAGGGGGCGATAATACTTCAGATTGGGGTCTAGGATCATGAAATATAAGGGAGCCACTATCTTTAGGCACCTGTAAATAAAAGACTCCTGAGAGGTAATTAAAAGGGTGATTATGTAAACGATTACTGCTTCCCGGACCATTGACCACGGCCCACATCCCCGTTACCTTAGGAATCATTTCTTCAATTATATCTAAATGTGTCATAGCTTCTTGAGATAGATTAACAATCTCAGATTTTAATGTGCCAAACTTTTCATTTTCGTGAAGAAAATCATGGCTGTGCCATCCTCCTTTAGTGCTTTTTCCTTCTATAGTCTGAGGTTCTTTTTCTTGAAGATCTTTAATATCTTTTATTAAATCTTCATACCCTGCTAAATTTAATGAAAAAATAGGAGTAATAAATAAAGAATGTAAATCGATTACAAATCTCCTTTTGTTATTTCTAATATACTAGCAGTTACATGTACTTGATTAGCTGCATTAGCCTGTACTTTTAATATGTCCCCTTCTTCTAATACTAAAGGTTGTTCTAGTAATTCAGTAGTAGTTTTTGCTGCTACACTTTTCTGTTCAAATAAAGCAATTGTAGCAGAAGCACTAGTATCAGTAAAAACTACATCTAAAAGAGTAGTAGCAGTTCCATGGTCATTACAAACTAAAATAGATTTTATAACCGCAGTTGTTGGAAAAACAGGTGATGTTCCTGTAACACCTGGTGATGCTGTAGGAACAGTATAGAGTGTTGTTAAATCTGTTGTTGTAATATCTTTCCCTGCATTTTTAAATGTATCAGCCAAGGTACCAACTCCTTCCGCTAGATTTATTTTCTATATCTTGAGAATAAGATGTATTTAAATTTAAAATAATTTGTTCAAGTAATCGTACCATTTGATCAAATTGACTTGGTTCATACTCTAATGTAGCATTTGGTAATCGTGTAATTGTTATTTTAGCCATTATCTTCTCCCATCTGGTCTAAGTTGTAATTTCATTGATCCAAGTCTCCAGTTAGTATCATCTACTGTATTAGTTGCAAAATTTAATTTCACTGATCTTCCTCGTCCTCTTATATTAATTTTGTCTGTTGTGCTACTTACAGTTCCTGTTGTTGTTTGACTAGTTGTGGATTGAGGATAATCTTCTAAAGTTAAAGTAACAGTTAAGTCATTAGCTAAAGAAGTAAAGTCTGGAACAAATTTACTTACAGACATAAATTGATCACCATCACCAATTTCAATTGATCCTGTAGTAAGAGAAGCACTAATAGCAGTTCCATCCGCTTGGTTATTACCAGTCTCTTGATTGTATAAATAAGAAGCTCCTGCTGTTACACCAAATGGTGTATTAGTAACTCCTGTGCTTGTTGTAGCATTAGCTACCAAAGAAGCATTGTATTCAGAAGAAATAGGATTTTCAAAAGTATAATTAGCAAGATAACTAGTTCGTCCTAAAGTTGAAGTGTACCAAGTATTTTCAAGATAATTGTAGACTACTACTCTATCTATTTGTGTAGCATTCGCTGAAGGATAATACCAAAGTATTTCATTAAACTCAGGATTAACCCCACAAGCTATATCATTTTTATTAGTATAACTTAAATCGTCATAAACATAATCTTGAACTGAACAAGCCATTTTTTTAA